AACGCGCTCGTGTTTGGTGTGACGCTGGTCACCGTAGGCGCCGCGTTGCTGCCACCCTCGTAGGCTGAGTAAGTGAACGTCGCACCGGTCGAGTTCGTGCCTCCCGAAGTCGTCACCTTGACCGTCACCGCACCCGTACCCGCCGGCACGATGCAGGAGATCTGAGTGTCGCTGATGACCGAATACTCGAGGCCGCAGGAGTAGGTACCGAAGACGACCGCCGAGGTATCCTCGAGGAAGTCCGTCCCGGTGACGACGCAGAGCGTACCTTCAGGGCCGCTCGATGGTTCCAAGCCTGTAGTCGTGGGGACGGCCATCAATACGTCCTAGTCAACGTCAGAGTAAAGTGGGCCCGAAAGACGTTTTCGTATTCACTGTCTCGTTCGATAATATCAGGACGAGTAGAATAGACGATCGAGTAAGATTCCCCGTCAAGCGTTAGGGTGTTTGTAGCCTTGTCCACTTCGACCCACAGTGCATCAAGAAGGACCTTCAAGTTCGCTACTGATGACCCTGTTATTGTAAGCGGAATCGTGACGAGAATCAACTTGCCGCGTCGAACATTGACCTGCACATTCGAACCGCCAGCGTAGCTGACCTCTTCATCCCACTCGGTCTGACGCTGACCAAGGTTCATCCCCGACGGATCGATCTTATGAGTTGTCCCGTTGTTAAGGTTGATCGATCCGAGGTTTACGGTCGGAGCTGCCATTACAGACCCGCCTCTCCGCGACGACGTCGATTCTCTGCAAGCAGGATGGTCCGATCGACGTAGGGGCTAATCTGTCTACCGAACCGGTCTACATCGGATACTACCAGCCCTGAAGGCAGGTTGAGAGCAACGTTGTACACAGGGACTCCCATACCGTTACCCGCCCCCTGGGGTCCTGACCTACCCCCATAGCGCTTATAATCACTTCCTATGAGACCAGCCATCCTCATCACCTGCGTAGCGCGGGCCGGATTAGAAAGTGGGATGACCGCTTCCGGGCCCCTTTCCCCGAGAAGAGCGTGAGTAGCGTGAGTGACGATTCCCCCGATAGCGAGGGGACGTTCCCTCGTAAAGGTCGTGATCGTCATCGACTTGTCCTGCAACGTCATGGCGTTGATTCTATTGATGACGGGCGTGACTGAATCTGTCGCTGTCAACTTCGTCGCCGGGACCTTGATCGCAGGGATCTTCGGCATCGCCGGCTTCTTCGGCTTCGGGATGATGGGGGCTCTCATCGTCAGACCCGGGATCGTGAATATACCGAGCAGCTTCCCGACTGAGACCCTCTTCGGCGGGACAGGCTTCCACGGGATCCTAACCGGGACTGAGCCTGATGGGACTTTCGGCGGCTCGTAGAGAGACTTGATCATCCTCTGCTTCGTTCTCTCGATCAGTCTCAAGTTCCAAGCGAGGCCCTTCGAATAGTCGAACTTCGGCCACTTCACCGTAACGCCTTTGACTTTCCCTTCGTACTTGCCGAGCTGCCCGATGGCGCTCTGGAGTTCCTTGTTGATACGTTCGACATTCCGACGAGCAGTCTCTCGGATCGACCCCGGGGCCCGGCTCAACGGCGACTGCAGATTGGCGGCGTTGGACACTGCTCTCGTATACTCCCTCTGGAGCTCTATAACCCTCTGCTGGGCCGACTGACGGAACATCATCAAACTCTGATCTTGACCTGTAGACCCCCGACGACTGAGAATTATTGCTTGGGCCCTCACCCAAGTCGACTCGAGCTGCTTCTGCATAGCCTTAGCCGTCTGACGAGCTGTGATCTCCCGTCGAGCAACTAGATCGAGTCCCTTGAGATCGATTGTCCCACCTCGACCCTTAGCCGGTCGAGGTTTGATCGTGTAGTCGAAGTAGACGACGCCATCGACGACTCGTTCCTTCCACCCTCGCCTCGCAAGCTGCTTCTGAAGGCTCCTACTAAACGTATCTGTCTTCAGGACAGGACTCAGTTGAGAACGTTGAAGTTCTTTCTGAGCGTCGTCGGCGGCTTTGATGAGTAGATAGATACCGAAAGCAGCAGCTGCCGTCCCGAGGACGATCGCATCGAAGACAGGGTTGAGAAGAAGACCCGAAGAACCAAGCGAAATCAGACCTCTCGTCAGCAGACCGACTTTCGGGGCCGCACCTGCAGCTGCAGCTCCGGAAGCAGGGATCAGCCCCCCGAAGAGGAGCCCAAGACCACCACCGGCCAAACCGATGATCCTCGCCAACGTGGGGAGGATCGTTACGAACCCTCCGAGGAGCTGAAGAACTGGACCGAGAACTGCAGCGAGAAGAAGGAGCTTCAGAATCCACGTCTGAGTACCTGTCGACAGACTCGAGAACCACTTGACAGCACTATTCAAGTACCCGACGACCTTCGTCACGATCGGCAAGAGAACGATCCCGAGTTTCGTCAGAGCTGCTACGAGAGTGAACCAAGCTTGCCGAAGCTTGAAACTGTCAGACTGTGTGGCGGTACGGAACGCCTTCCCAGCTCGACCAGCCGAATGCTCTAGCTGATTGAAGACACCCCTGACTTTGTCTGCTGACTTGCCGGTCAACGCGAGGAAAGCGTTCAACGAGTTAGCGTTGAAGATCGTCGCTAGCTCTCTCATGCCGCCCCCGCCCTTCTTGACGGCAGCACCGATCTTCGTCAGAACGGGCAGCAGCCCCTTCTTGTCGATATCTTTGAACGTCTCTTGGTACGTCAAGCCGTACTTCTTCAGCATCTTCTGCGCAGCATCAGTCGGCTTGACCATCGACATGAACAGCGATCTCAACGAGAAGGTCGACATTCGTGCTGACAGACCTACTCTCGATAGGGAAGCAACGGCTGCGCCGACTTCCCAGAACTTGACACCAGCTTGTTCAGCAGGAGCGATCACTCGTCCTAGGGACTTCGCAAACTCTGCCGGTTCCATCTTACCCGAAATGACTGACTGAACGAGAACGTCGTTGGCCTTCTTCGCAGAGAGAACTGCGGGGCCGTAGGCGTGGATAGCCGAAGTCATAGCGTCTGCGTTGTCCTTGACCAGACCCATACCTGCCGAGGACGAACGAGCCGCTTGTTCCAACATGTTGAGGGCCCGCTGCCCCTCAAACCCTGCTGACGATATGAAGTACAGTCCTTCAGCGAGTTCTTGTGGGGACTTGCCCGTAGCCGTCGCCATCTTCAGAACTTCGGTCTGATACAGCTGCATATCCTTCTTCGACGACTCCGTCAACGATGCAACACGCATCATCGCTTGCTCGTAGTCGTAAGCAAACTTGACGGCTGCAGCCCCGGCAAGGACGACGGGGAACGTGATGTACCGTGTCATAGCTCGACCGGCCATCCTCATATCCTGACCGGCCATTCTCAGCGCAAGTTGATGCTTGAGTATCTGGCCTCGGAAGCCCGCTAACCCCCGGGACGCTCCCCCGAGCCCTGTTGCTGTAGCGTTAGTCGCTCGAATAACGATGTTGACGTCAGCCACTCGACTACCCCAGTTGAATCTTCGCCTGCGTTTCGAGGACTGTCTGAACCATCTTCGACATCCTCAGATCCTTCAGCTCTGTCTGGTCGATATACCTTCTTGCTGATACGTAATCACGTAGTCGAATGATGCGGAGAGCAAGTCCCCAGGGTTCGGTCATCGCCCGTGAAGGGAGACAGTTGAACTCCTCGCAAATCCTGCTGATGACCCATTCCCACGGCCCGGCTACGCCATCGTCGCCTGAGAGGACTCGTTCCAGGGCTTCGAATCTTTTCCCTCATCCACCTCGTCGTGAACGTAGTAACCGACGATCGTCTTCATCGCCCAGCGAGCAGTAGTCTCGTCTAGCTCGTCGATGTTGTCCATTGTTACGGCATCGTTATACGACCAACCGACGATCGAAGTATGAAGCATGATCGTCTGATCGTACTCTTCCGTGGCGTCGGGCTCGGGCTCGACAGCGTCGGGTGACTGGGCGTCTTGAACGGCCTGAATCAGGTCTACCCCGAAGTCCCGATAGTTGCTGACAGCCCGAGAAACCCGAGCGTCACGTGCGCGATCAAGAGTTCGCCATCCGACCTCGCGAAACTCGATCCACTCCCCGACTTCGTGAGGGATCTCTTCTCGATGTGTAACCTTCTTCTTCAGTGCCATGGTGTTCGTCCTCCTACGTTACTTAGGAAACTGCGTCAGTGCACTCGAGGATCGTAGTGTACTTGGTGAGCTCGCCCTTGACCGGGGCACGCTCGTAACTCTTGATGATCGTCTCAACGGTCGAGGTCTTCGCAGCAGTCGGCATGTCCCACGTGATCTTGAGGGACCGAGTACCCGAGGCCGTCGCTACACAACCGACGTCCGAGAAGATCGCATCCGGGCCAGTGGTCGCGGTATCGTCGAAGAACCCCTCGATAGTGACGTCGTCCAGGGAACGAACCCCAGCGTACGCCTTGCTCATCCAGGTGCTGCCGAGGTAAGTCGTATCGACCGTCTCGGCGTTGATCTTGAAGCCGTTCAAACTCGTAACATACGTCGACATGTTCTGAAGAGACCCGGACGAGTTATCGAACTCGACCTTGATCCCCTGACTGCCGTACTTAGCCATGTGAGCCTCCCACTAGTTGCGTTTGAGTGCCGCGAGGACCGTAGCTGTGGGAGTCGTACCCCCTGTAAAGGTCCACTTGAGTTTTGCGTATCGACGAACCGTTCCCGTAAAGGCGACTGACAGCCCGTCGGGGGGAGTCACCGGAGAACCTGAGAACGAGACCGTTGCTCCCGCCACGTCCGTATAGCTACCGCCGGTCGTATCGCAGTCTGTCAGCTGGAAGACGATCAACGTCGGAACGCTAGTAATGCTAGGCATCTGAACGACCAGCATCCCTCCGCTGCTGAGTGTAGCCGTTCCCCCTGTCCCACCAGTCGTACAGTTGACCGGGATCTGGAAGTGAGTAGTATCGGGAACGCCTACGACCGACCAAGTACCGTTCAACGTCGGTGTCGAACCGGTGTGGCTGACGATCACGACTGTATCGCCGACCTTGAGGTTGTGTGCGACTGACGTCAGAATCGAACACGGGTTGCTGATTGCCGACGATGTAATCGTATTGATGTTTGCAGACCCGAGATCGATATAAGCACCCGATCCTGTAGTACCTGAAGTAGCGCTGAGGGGGTAGAGAATGAGCCCGTCGGCGAAGGCGTTAGCCTCCCCCGTCGTGGTGTAGTCAGTTTCAAACTTCGAAATCTCCGACTTGATCGGGAGTCGCTGGAAGTTTGAAATGAACACATCGTTACTCATGATGCATCGAACACCGAGAGTGTTCCCCTCGAGACCGATCGCGAAGGGACCCGTAGCCCCCTCACCCTTAGCAGTGATCTGAGCCCAGATTCCCCCAGCGATATCGTCGAGGAAACCTTTCTGCCCGATCGACATGTCTCTCGTTGCAGACTTCTTCGACAGCCACGAACTACTGAGAACTGTGATGTCCTCGGTCTGTGCTTCGGACTTCAAGTTGATTTCCGTAGTCTGATCCAACGAATTGTACCCGTCGAAGAGGATGAACGCGACTTTGTTCGCTAGCATCCTAGCCACGAGACTTCACCTCCTTCCCACGGATCGCATCGATGGACTTCGTCTCCGTTGTACTCATCTAGAACTCCTCCGCCGAGGCGATCAACTTGAACGTATGGCCGATCCACTTCGGCTTCGCCTGAACTGTCGTCGGGACATCGACGATCGGTCGACCCGAGATGATTCGTGACTTCAATACAGTCCCGTGAAGCGTGTAATGCTGACGATACTTCGACACAACCGTATTCGCTAGACCACAAACACGAGTCCAGAGGGGTCCGATATCTGTTCCCTCGAGACGATAGTAAACCGTCAGTTCGTACTTGTAGTCCATGACGTCGGAGTGGAGTTCGAGGGGACTCTGTTCGAACCCATCATACATCACCAGAATCGCAGGAAGCTTCCTCGACAGTTCGAAGATGGGCTTCGTGTAGACTGTCTGGATAGCGGTGATCTCTGAAGCGATCTCTCCGATCGCTTCTGCGATGAGTTCGATACTCAAGACTTCCTCCCGAAGAGTCCCCCGAAGAAGCTCCCGAGTCTCGCACCGATCGATCGGGTCGCTCCACCGACAGCTGAACCCGCCCCTTCGATCCTCTCGGCAACCCTCTCTGCCATACTCTCGGCCTCAAACGGGACTGCGGATTCGACCGCTCCGAGAGCAGCACGCATGAAGTGGTGAGGCGTGATCCCGACCGTAGCGATCTTCCGTCGAATCCAGTAGGCGACCGTCTGAACGTCTTGATCGTCTGCTAGACCCTTACGCATAACCCACGCTTCGATCGGCTCTGACGGGGGCCACCAGACCCCACGTGCCGTATGTTCGAGAGCGTCTTCTTGTGCTCCGAAATACGGCAAGTTCGAACCGATGACTGCTCGAGTCGGAGTAACGATCGATGCAGTCGACGGGCCCCCGAGGAAGAGACTCTCACCGAGGGTACCGGTTTCGTACGGAGCTGCTGCAGCTCCTGTTGAAGCCCCGATCTCATGGAGACGGAGGAGCATCTCGTATGCTTCGTCGTCTACTAGCCTCGAACCGTTCGCCAGACGTAGAATCAAATCCGGTGGATTTGTAGTCATGACGACGGTAGCAGAAGCGAACACTATGCTCCGATCGGTCCGAGGCAGTAGGGACGAAGAATGTCCTTCGACTCGTTGGGAATTGCAGTTCCCCAACGACCGACGGTTTCACTCTGCTGGGGAGAGTAGTTTTCAGGGCCATGTCGCCAGGCCTGAAGCAGCCAGATGGACGCTGCTAACTTGATGTCGTAGGGAACCCCAGTAACTGATGCGAGCTCTTGGCTCCCATCTCGGGTCTGTGTACCGTAGCCAGCATTGTACGTCACCTTCACGGTGCGAATGCCCGCTAGGAATGAGCCCGTTAGTCGTACGATGATCCCTGACTCAAGTTCAACATCGTAGTCGGTGAGCGCCGTAAGCGTCACACCAGATTCAACGACTGCCGAAACAGCAGTGACAGGACGCTGTCGAAGGAAGACCTCCGACGCCCCACCGTCGTCGTACTGAACGAGACCTGTACGAATGATGACGTGACGTCCTATGAACGTCTCACATCCCTGACAGACCATGTCGAGCAGACGGTAGAGAGTGTTCAGTTCTGAGTCGGAGCGGTCCTGCTCAGCGTTCTCGGTGAGCAGATACTCGCGGGCTTCGACTTTCGTGATGAAAGCGACTGTCGAGAGCTTCTCTGTCACTGCCATGACTTACTTCTCCACAACGTCTTCGGGTGACTTCTCAGTCGTATCAGAAGGCCCCTTCGAAATCGGAGTCTTCTTCTCCTTGACCTCTTCGACGAACTCGGGGCGATTCTTAGCGAGGAACTCGCCGATCTCGCCGTCGATCTCCGTCCCCTCGTCGAGATTGAGAGGCGTAGTATCGTCGAGCCAGCCGTTGTAAGTCTGGACCAGAACCCACGTCTTCTTCGATGCCATGTCTAGTCCTCTCTCACCCTGATCAGACGTCGATGTAGTAGCCAGTGATGACGAGATCCACCTGGGTAGCACCCGTCATATCAGCACCGGTGGGCTGGAACTTGAGACCCTTGCCAGTCGCGGTCGCGAGACCGAGACGAGTAGTCACCACCGTACCACCGTAGCGACCGACCCACGCACCGCTGGTGCAGTCCGCGAGGACGTGGGACACGACTACACCGTTGTCCTCGTCTGCAACGCGCTGAAGCGTGAAGCCAGCAGTCGTACCACCGGAGCAGCGCCACAACACTTCCGTCGGGACGAAGCTCTTACCGACGAGACCGGGAACGATGACCATACCGGCCTGTGCAGTACCGTTGGCCTCCGCAGCCGTCATGATAGCCCGCCACGTATCCGGGATCGAGTTCCTCATCGCTCTGGTCCCATCGAGAACGTCACTTGCTCTTGTAATCGTTGCCATCTTCCCTCCTTTCAGAGGCTAGTGGGGTAGGCCGGCTTGTACCGACCTACCCCAAGAGTGATCAGGTGATGTTGTAGCCGTACGCCAGGCCCTTGACGAACGGGAACCCAATGTCGTACCGGCTGTACACGATACCTTCGTACTGATCCGTGCGGTTGATCTCGTCGACCGAGATCCTGAGCTCCCCACGACGACCGATAGTCGCACCGACTGCACGGTTGACGATCAGGCAGCTCTTCTTCGTGTTGTTCGTGGCCGTAGAGCCGTCCACCCGACCGTTGGCATCCGTCGCCGGAAGGCCGTCAGTGATGATCAGAGGCACACCGAAGTACTTGCCGAGTTCGCCCGTGAGAACGGTCGCCTTTGCACCGTACTTCTCGAGAGTCATGACCTCCGTCAGCTGAAGCATGTCGTACATGAGATCACGGGTGACGAAAGCGATCAGGTCTCCCCGAGCGTCAGCGTACTTCCCCATGAGCTTCATGATACCGACCCACTTGGCAGCAGACATCACAGCGTTGACGTCACTCTTCTGAGCGGTGTTCGTGATCGACGCCCACTTGACCATACCGTCAGTCTGAAGGAACGCGTCCTTCGCACCAGCGGTTACGATGGGGGCAACCCCGTACTTGTTGATGTTGGAAGTAGTCGTCCGCTCATCGCCCATGAGCATGTTGACTTCCCAACCGTTCCGAGTGGCACGGATGAAGTCCTCACGGACGATCGGCAGAATGGCGATGGCCGAGTCCTCGTCCAGCTCACGAGACCAGAGGCTACGAGCACCGATCTTCTTAGCCGTGAACGTGATCTTGTTGACGCCGGGATCGGCAGCACCGACCACGTCACCAGCATCCGCCGTGTTCTCGTCCACACCGTAGAGAGTGATGTTCGAGGACTGGTACGGAGGCTCCCACGGGTTCGTAGGC